GGTAATATGAATATGGTACCAGCACATCTAATAGACCAAGATACGTCTGTTTGATACCTTAAAATCAATTTAAACACCATTTGAGAACAATAGAAGAAGATATATTAAGCTGGTCTAAAGACTTCCTGGAGTTACCTAATGAAGCACTAGGGGGTAAGCCTGTATGTCCATATGCTAAGATGGCACGAACCCAAGGGCTATTAAAGATTGTTGTTGAGACTACAGCAGATAATTTATTACAGACAGTGGTCAATGAATGCAACGACTTCAAAGACTCAGGTAAGGAGATATGTATTATTGCCTGTCCTGATTTATCCATAACGGATGAAGAACTAGATAATTATACTCACACATTGAACCATGTGTTTGTACCAAAAGATGTGTACCTGATGGCATTTCACCCACAGGGATATGACGAACCAGTTGAGTTCCTTGAGAATGGAGACTGGGAATCACATAACGAGTTTCTAATGGTTCTAATACAATCATTTGAAAAGCTAGAACAAGCAAATGCTAGTCTAGAAAAGATCGGATTCTATGAGTCTTGGGATAAAGACTACTATGAATCTACAGTAACCAAACGCAAAACATATAGGAGATTATTATGAGAACTATGAAGGGCATGAAAAAAGCTGTTTCTAAAAAGAACAAAAAGAAAAATAAGAAAAAAAATAATAAAAAGGGCAAGTAATGTTAACTGCAAAACAAATGACACTACCTGATGAACTTAAGAAAAAGATCATAGCATCTAAGAAAAAAGATAAACCAGGTATGAAAATACAAGTAGCTAACAGAAAGTTTATGACTAATGGCGTCGCCTAAACCAAAAAACAAAGCTCTATATGCTAGAGTTAAAGCTGAAGCAAAGAAGAAGTTTAAAGTATATCCTTCTGCTTATGCCAACGCATGGCTTGTTAAAACGTATAAGAAGCGTGGTGGCAAGTACTAAATGGCTTACAAGGGCGGTTTACGCAAATGGTTCAAAGAGGACTGGCGTGATGTAAAGACAGGCAAGAAGTGTGGTCGTTCTGGTAAGAAAGATAAAGGTAGACCATATCCTGCTTGTAGACCCAAAAAGGTAGCAAAAAGAATAACCAAAAAAGAAGCAGCTAAAAAGACTGGACCGAAAAGAGTCAACTGGTCTGTTACTGCATCTGGTAAGAGAAGAAAGAAATCTAATGCCTAAAACACCAGCATGGCAACGTAAAGCAGGTAAGAACCCAAAGGGGGGTTTGAATGCTAAAGGACGTGCATCTTACAATAAAGGACGTACTAAAACAGGTAAAAAACGTAACCTGAAAGCTCCAAGTAAGAAGGTAGGTAATCCAAGACGAGCTTCCTTCTGTGCTAGAATGAAAGGCATGAAGAAAAAATTAACATCTGCTAAGACAGCAAGAGATCCAAACTCTAGAATTAATAAATCATTACGAGCTTGGAACTGCTAACAAAGGAATAACTATGGTAAATAAAATATTTAAAGACATTGAATCTACAATGAAGTTCTTAACAAGTGATGGTATACCCAATGCTATGTTTAAGAATGGTAAGATTGTAGCTGATGGTTCTAAGTTTGATGGCTTACCTGCCAATGAAAAGAACATCAATGAGATGTTAGATGATACAGACTATGGTATCCAGCCTGGACCAACAGCAGGTGATGCTGGTGAACAAGAACTATACCGATTAATGATTGAAGTATTTAAAGGTAATATTGTTGGACAAGAAGCTCAACAGATTATGGAAGCAGCACAAGGTGAGTTTCCTTTAGAGTTTATTGCTAGAGAACAACAAAAATATATGCAACAACCTAAAGCATCAGGTGGTGTTAGAGATACACAAATCATGCCAGATGGTAGATCATTTGATCCAAATATGAATAGAAATCAACAAATGAATATGATGAATCCTATGCCTAGAGCAACTAATCCAAATAATGTAGATCCAAGATCAGTTATGAGACCAACTGCATCACAACCTTCAATGAGAAATGTATTTGAAAAAGATAGAGAAAGATTATTAACTATGGCAACTATGGATAAGTTAGGATTATTAACATGAGTCATGGTGGAAAAAGACCTGGAGCAGGTAGACCAAAAGGTATTAAAGCAGGTACAAAAGCAGAACGCTTAGCTGCTGAACTAGGTAAAGGACAAACAACTCCTTTGAAATATATGTTAAACCTATTGAATAATCCTCAAGTATCTGTAGAAAAGAAAATGTGGGCTGCAAAAGAAGCTGCACCATTTGTACATTCTAAGTTATCATCTGTTAATCAGACTGTATCTGGGAATGATGATAAACCAATTACCGTTCAAATAGGATGGCGCAAGAAAAAATAATTAATGGAAGTAACCATACCGTATGAACCTAGACCTTTACAGGAAAAGATTCATAACGAACTAAAAAGATTTAATGTCATCTGCTGTCACAGGCGGTTTGGCAAAACTGTATTTGCAATCAATCATTTAATTATGACTGCATGTGAAATACGAAATGCAAGATTGGCGTATATCGCACCAACGTATCGCCAGGGTAAGGCAGTCGCTTACGACTATCTAAAAGAATATACAGACCCTTTAATGAAACTTGGTGGAAAACGACATGAGACTGAGCTGAAGGTTGATCTATGGAATGGATCACGAATTCAAATCTTCGGTTCGGACAATCCAGATGCCTTAAGAGGATTAGGCTTTGATGGAGTAGTCATGGATGAGTTTGCTTTAATGGCACCTCGTACCTGGACAGAAGTTGTAAGACCAGCAGTTAGCGATAAGCTAGGTTATGTAATCTTCATTGGAACTCCAATGGGGCATAATCAATTCTGGGATGTATACGACTTAGCAAAACGCATAGGAGGAGATTGGTATGCAAAATTATATAGAGCTAGTGAAACAGAAATTATCCCAGTTGAAGAACTTAAGTCAGCTAGGGAAACAATGCCACATGATCAGTTTGAACAAGAGTATGAATGTTCTTTCCAAGCTGCCGTATCTGGGGCTTTTTATGGCAAACAGATCCAGAAAGCAGAACGAGATAATCGTATATGCAGTGTGGACATTGCTAATAATATTCCTGTTGAAACTTGGTGGGATCTAGGTATTGGTGACTCAACCAGTATTTGGTTTGCACAAAGAATAGGAAATGAAATACACCTGATTGATTATTACGAAACATCTGGTGAAGCGTTATCACATTACGCAAATGTATTAGAAGAAAAAGGTTATAACTATGGAAGGCATGTTGCCCCACATGATATAACAACTAGAGAACTAGGTACTGGTAAATCCAGATTAGAAGTAGCATATAATTTAGGTATAGACTTTGAAGTATGTCCTAGGTTAGAAGTAGATCATGGTATTGAAGCTGTGAGAAATACATTGGACAGATGCTGGTTTGATAAGAATAGATGTAAATATGGTATTGATTGTTTGCGACAATACCGAAAACAGTTTGATGATAAAATGCAAACATTTAAAAATAAACCCCTACATGATTGGACATCACATGCAGCTGACGCTTTTAGATATGGTTGTGCTATAGATGGACCAAATAGAACAGACTGGTTAAAACCAATGAATGTAGATATAACTTACGTAGTATAGGATAATTAATGGCTAAAGGAAAACCACTAGCAGAGCATGAGATAAAGGCAATATTAGGAGAACATATAAATAACTCCTATGGCTACTTTGAAACTGAGCTTACAGACTCAAGACGTAAAGCAACTGAATATTATTTTGGTGAAGCTTTTGGAAATGAACAAGATGGTAGATCACAAGTAGTATCTACTGATGTAGCCGATACTATTGAATCTATACTACCAGCACTACTAAGAATATTCACAGCTAGTGATAATATTGTTAAGGTTGATCCTGTTACTGAAGAAGATGTTGAGATTGCAAAACAAGCTACTGATTATTTAAATCATATATTTAATAAAGATAACGAAGGCTTTACTACTCTTTACTCAATGTTTAAAGATGCATTAATACAAAAAAATGGTATCGTAAAAGTTTATTGGGATACAAGTGAATCAGTAAAACAAGAAACCTATGAAGGTTTATCTGAAGCTGAATTTACAATGCTAGTTGATGAAGATGGTGTTGAAGTAAAAGAACATACTGAGTACAAAGATAAAACAGCTGTAAAACAAAAGAAGAACATTAAGGATCAATTAAAAGCATCTATACCTGAAGGTGATATGCAAGGTGAAGAAATATTAGATCAACTTAATGAAGTTCCAATTCCTAATTTGCATGATGTAGTTATTATGCGTAAAGAAACTTTTGGTAAAGTTAAGATGGAAGCTGTACCACCTGAAGAATTTTTAATTGAACGTAGAGCTAAATCTATAGAAGAAGCAAATTTTACTGCACACCGTACAACTAAAACAAGAAGTGAATTAGTTGAAATGGGTTTTGATATTGATACTGTTTATAGTTTAACAGAAAATAATTCACAAAGATATAATGCAGAAGAAACTACTAGATACAGAAATCTTGATGATGACTTTGATAGAAGTGTAGGAGATGAATCTACACAAGAAATAGTTGTACTAGAATCATATATTAAAATAGATGAAGATGGTGATGGTATTGCAGAGCTTAGAAAGATTACATCTGCTGGTGATAATTCTTATACAATACTTGATGATGTTGTAGTTGATTCAGTTCCATTTTGTTCTATTACTCCTATCATTGTACCACATAGATTCTATGGTAGATCAGTATCAGAGTTAGTTGAAGATATACAATTAATTAAATCTACTGTTATGAGACAGTTGTTAGATAATATGTACCTAACAAACAATAACAGAGTTGCTGTAATGGATGGTCAAGTTAATCTTGATGATCTATTAACTAATCGACCAGGAGGAATTGTAAGAACTAAAACTGCACCAGGACAAGTTATGATGCCTATGCAGACACAAACTATTAATCAACAAGCATTTCCATTGTTAGAATACTTAGACACTGTAAAAGAAAATCGTAGTGGTGTTACTAAGTACAACCAGGGAATGGATACTGATTCATTAAATAAAACTGCATCTGGTATTAATACTATTCTTTCACAATCTCAAATGAGAATTGAATTGATAGCTCGTATCTTTGCAGAGACTGGTGTTAAAGATATATTTAAAAAGATATTTGAACTAGTTGTTAAGTACCAAGATAAAGAACGTATTGTAAAAATTAGAAATAACTTTGTTCCTATGAATCCTATGGAGTGGAGAGATCGTTGTAATGTTACAATACAAGTAGGACTAGGCACTGGTTCTAGAGATCAACAACTAGGAATACTAAATCAAATATTAAGACAACAAGTTGAAGCTATTAAACTACAAGGTTCACCAGCTGGACCAATAGTTAATATGAATAATATCTATAATACTTTATCTAAAATTATTGAGAATGCTGGACTTAAAGATGTTGGTTCATACTTTACAGATCCACAAACTGGTATGCAAAATATGCCACCACCTCAACCTAAAGAACCTACTGAGTTCGAAAAAGTATCTCAAATTCAAACACAACAAAAAGCAGCTTCTGCACAAATGCAGTATGAAAACAGAATGCGTGAGATTGAATTGAAATATCAAAGAATGATTCTTGACTTTGAAGCAAAAATAAAAGAGCTTGAAATGAAATATGAGTCTGATATAGATGAGAAAGCTATTAAACGAGAAGCTATGAGCATGGCAGGTTTATCTGATAACAATAAACAAATGCTTGAAGCTGCAACGAAAGAACTATTACAACCTCAACAACCACAAGGAATAGGTATAGAAATAGATGTCGAACCTACAGAAGGAAATTGAACGAGGATCTAGGGCAAAAAATATTTTAGAAGATGATCTATTTATAGAGACTTTTCAAATACTTAAAGATTCGTATCAAGAAGCAATATTTCAGACAGCACCAAATGATGATGAAGGTAGATTAAAAATATATCTAG